ACATACATCATTCTACCACCACCCATTTTTTTATCTCTAGGCTTCATGTTATATCCACCCATCATCATCTCTTTTCTTTTTTCTTTTCCGTATTTCATTTTTATCTCCTTGTTTTAAAAAGTGGAGGAGTCCGAAGACTCCCCCGAATTGATATTAGTCAATTGCGTAGAATGCACTACATAGAGCATCATCTCTAAGTACTTTCGCACCATAGACATGAAGACCTCTAACAATATCACCAAACGATGTTGGGTCTCTCAACACTTCTGTTGAAAGGATAGTGTTAGCAGTAGCAGTAGAACTCATATGTCCAGCCATAACTTTACCAGTTGCATTAGATGTTGCAGCGATATTGTTAGATTTGTACATATCAAATCCTCTTAGTTTTCCACTTGAAACTAAACCGTTTCTGATTGAGCCTTGACCAGCATTAAAGTCAACAGAAAGAAGTTTAGAACCAGATTGTGACAACTCTTCATAGAATGAAGGAGGTGCAACAAACCATCTACCTTCTTCAGGTACATTCTGGTCGTCTAAAAGTCTTGCCATTCTTGCCATAAGGTCAATAGCATCTACACCAGTTCCGTCTGAACCTAATAGGTCGACAGAAGCTGTAGTTTCAGCTACACCACCAGTACCGGCAGCAGCGTCTGCTCCGATGATATGGTCAGGTCCTGAAGCTGATACACCAGCAAACATAGTTGCTAAAACAGCAGCGTCATACGCATCTTTAAGAGCATATGCAGCAGAGCTTGAAGCAACTTCTTTGAAGTTCACATGTGACATATTTGTTTCAATATCATCTACGATGAATTTGAAAGCTTTAGCACTGTCAACAACCAAAGTTATTTCTTGGTCGGTTAGTTTTGTGTCAGTAGTATCGCTACCTCTAGTGTAGTCTGATACTGAAATGACAGGTTCTTTGATAATCTTTACAGAGTCTCCGTAAGCAGATATTTCACCGGCATAGTCGGTGTTAGTAATAGCTTCAACCACTGAGGCTTTTCTGAAAAAGTTTAAAACCTTTTTAGAGTAAACCGATGGTAAAAAGAAACTATTTGTTTGTCCTGCTACGGAGTTTGCAAAGTTAGCATCTGTATCTGTTGAGGGTTCAAAATATTGAGCCATGATACTTTCTCCTTGAGTTAATTATAGTTTATTTAACGATTCTGCCTTCTTGCATTGCATCTGATATTTCTTTTTCAAATTTATCAAATTCAGCAACACTCATTGCAGCAATCTCCTTTTCTGACCATACTCTCTGTTGCTTTGGTTCTACACTTGTTGTTTTAGTGGAGACCATATCTGCAGCAGATTTTCTAGTCGGTTTAGAAGATGACTTAGCCTTTGGGATATCAATACCAAAATCTTTTTTAAACAAATCTAAAGCACGTGAAGCTAGGTCGGCATCGTTAGCATTTGAGTATATCCAATCTTGAATAACTTTAGGTTGCTCTTTTGCCCAACCATGAAAGTCATCGCTGTTTCTGATATCTTCAAAATCAGGATGTCTTTCCATTAACCTTTTTTCTGCATCTTGTCGTATTAACTGATTCTCACGTTCTTGGAGTTTACTAAGGCGTTCTTCTAGAACTTTTGCTTTAGTCTCCGATTGCATATGAGCAACTGTTTCTACAACTTCATAAACATCAGGATATTGATTCTTAAATTGTTCTAGTTCTTCTTCAGTTTTTGGAGCTTTATATTCGGTTCTATTTTTAGTAGCTTCCTCTATTAACTCTTGTTCTCTGCTTTTGAACTCATTAAGTTTACTATCGTAATGTTTTTTCAAATCATCGTATCTTTTTTTATAGTCTGGTTTCTTATAAGGTGTATCCTTAGTAGTCTCCAGTTCTTCAGTATTAACACTTCCTTCAGCTTCCACTTCGGTTATGTCGTTACTTTTAAAGAGTTTATTCTTTTCAGAAGGCTCTTCAAAAAACATACTTTGAGATGATACAAAAGGTTTATCGTCTCCTTGGTGCCAATCTTTTTTTGCGTTATAAGGGTTTGGCGTTTCTTCTTTCTGGACTGTATTAGTCATTTTCTTTTTCTCCTACTCGGGGCTTATGTTCACAAGGTAGCTCTATGTCGACTAGAGGGCTTGTATTGTAAAGGTAGCCTTTTGGTTTTAGTTTGATAAAGGGCTGAGTAATTAATTCAGGTAGCTTTATCGTAAGTTGGTTTTGTTTATAAAAAACGATTTTGTCTGAACATAGACTTTTTAACTTCAGAATCAACTAAATCGTCTTGCTCTAGCATTCCTGCTTGAGGTCCAACTGTTTCTTTAGTTACTCTAATGTTTTGTTCTACAGGCTGTCTTTCAACAGGCATAGTAACAGTCTCTTCTTCAACTAATTCGCCTTCGGCAAAACCTTGTCTTTTATCTGCAGCAGCTTCAGCTTCTTTCATCATAGACATTAAAGTGTCTTCTCCGATTTCTTCTACAGCTTTTGCAGTAAAGACAAATTCTCCATCAGATAACCTTGCGGGTATACTGTCAGAGACTCCTGAACCCGGACCTTCAACAGGACCAGACCCAGCAAATTCTTGAGCAACATCTATTATCTTATCAAATAACATAGATAGTTCCTCATCTTGTTCTAGTTTGGAAGTTAGCATATCTTCTTCTTCTTCGCTTAATGCTTCTTCCATTATAAATCTTGTGTAGTTATCTTCCATTTCTCCATCAGGTTCCATTTCAGATTCCATAGGTGGTGTCATAACCATCATCATTTGGTCATCTATTGAACCGCCTTCGTTATAACCCATTTTTGCAACAACTTCTGGTGCTTCTTTTCTTAAAGCTTCTATGCCCGGACCACCATCTTTCATTCCTGCTCTATTTTTTAAAAGTGTATTAATATTGTTTGCTTCGTCAATATTTAATGTTTGTTTTTCTAGTAATTTTTTAGCCATTAATTCTTCTTGTCTTTCAAGAGTTTTTTCTAGCATTTTTTTTCTTAATTTTTCCTGAAGAGCTTTTGTTCTTTTTTCATCTAACATTTTCATTTCTTCAGAAATCTTAGCTTTTCCTAAATCTGAAATATTATATTTTTTTCTGTCGTCTTCTAACATCATACTTCTTCCTTCCTATTAATTGCTTCTTTAACCTGCTTGTCCAGTTGCTCCAACCGTACCAGAGAACTCACTCTCCCCTGCAACCGGTACATTTCCTGTTCCGATGTTGCCACCGCCAGTGCCTGTAGCTCCAAGTTCTTGAGGTTGTTGAGGTACTCCTTGAGGTCCTCCCATTGGGGACTGTTCACCACCGGGTTGAGCTTCCTCGCCATTTGTTTGTCCAGCATTCTGCATTCCTATTATTTGTGCCATGATTGCAGCTTCTTCAGGGTCATTGAGTATTTCATCAGGGTCTAAGTCTAAGCTGTAGGCAAGTTCACTAACGAGTTTAGAAATCTTAACAAACGGAGCAATAGCAGGACTTTGTGCAGTTTGTAAGAACATAGTAAGTCTTTGACTTCTAACTTCTTTCTGCATCAAGCTATTTGTTCCAGTAGCTTTAACTTCTAAATCACCTTTAACATCCAACTCATCTTCTAAGAATTGCATGTTCCACTGGAAATAAGATTCTCCAAGTGGTCTTAATAAAAAGTCATCAAGGTTTTTGATAACTGTTTTAATATTTAAACTTGATGCTCCTAATAACATAGACATACCAGAAGCAGTCCTTGTCATACTTTGAACACCTGTTTGTCCGTGTGAATAACTAGGTATACCTGTTTGTTCATCTGCAAGTTGTCTAAACTTATCAAACATCATTAAGTTTTCTTGTGATGTATTAGGAAACTTTAAACCGTGTATAGCTTGTCCCGGCATTCCAGCTTGTCTTCTAAATATTTTACCCGGATATATTTCCATTGATTGTCCACCTACTAAAGCAGACTCATCTACATCAAACACTAGAGAACCAGACATTGCTAAGTTATCTATAGCCATTCTTGCATGACCGTTCATAATCTGTTGCGAATCATCCATGTTCTCAGCTACACCAATACCAAAGAAGTTATATGGGTTTCTTTCGTATGGGAAAGCATTGTATGGTATTCTATATGGAGTGAATGGATTAAGTACAGCTCTTAACAAGTAAGTACCACATGTCCATATGTTTACTTGTACTTCATCTAGGTCATCAACAGTGTCGGGTAAGTCTATACCTACTTCTCTTGCGTACTCTGCATCCATCATTCCCCAGTATTCTAATACTTCGTAACTGTTATTTATATCTTCGTCACTTCTAGCATCATCTTTTAACTGGCTTTCAAAATCTTTTTCTACGTAATTAGCACCCATTTGAATAGCACTACGTATTGCATCTTCATCAAAGTAAGGCATATTACGTAACTGCCTTAATTGACTTCTATTCATTTTATGTCTATGGATAACGTATTCACATTCTTCCATATTAGTTGCGTTAGGGTCTGGGTAAAAATCCCAGCAACTTACAAATTCTATTCTTGGTACTCTAACTTCAAGTGGATTATAAACTCTATTACCTTCTTCATCTGTTTCCCACTTGTGAAGTTTTTTATTAAAGTTAAATGGTCCTTTAACAATACCAGTACCTAATAAAGCTGCTTCAAGTAAAGCATTTCTTAATTCTGAGTTTCCATTTGATTCTTCAATCTGGTCATGGATAAGTTTTTCCATTCTTCTTGCAGCTCTTTGTGCAGGAGATACTTCTATTGCCTGTGGGTCAGGACTTGTACCATCTTTAAGAATACCAGCTTCTTCAGCTTGGTCTTCAAGACTATCTTCAAAGATACCGTTATAAAAAGTAGCTCCGGGTTTTAAAACTCTACCGTCACCTTCGTAACCAACATCATAAGGACTATCTATTCTGTTACCAATGTCATCAGGTATTTCCATACCTTCTGATGTTTCTAAACCGGGTGTAGGATTAGCTGTATCAAGATGTGCAAAGTTTGTTTCACCTTCTGCTATTTTAGTTTCTGCTATACCGATAGGAAACTTTCCTGTACCGAAGATAACATCAACTAACTGTCCAAAAGCTGCAAGTACTTTAGTCTTAGTAACTTTTACAAAGACCCTAGACTTTTCTGATTCTCTAAACTTAACAGATTTAGAATATAATCCTCTATAGTTTTCATAAGCTCTTAACCATCTACGTTCATCTGTTTCTCTAGATTCTTCAGCTTGTGCAAACCTACCTTTAATTATACCAATAAGATTTCTTTGTTGGTCTTCTTCAAGAGTAAGAGTAACTCCAGACTCTCCTTCAACTTCTTCGTAGATATCGTTAGCTCTTAAAAATGTATTTTCGTTTTCTGCCATATACTTTAATAACCAAATGTTGAATCAACAGGTCTATACATTTCTCTCTTCAAACCTCTTATACGTTCTAATGGGCTTTCCATTCTTGGTCTACTCATTATCATATAACGTAGTGCATCATATGCGTGGTCTGAAGCTTTTGTATCTACATCTTCAGGATTAGTTTTAGATAATGGTATAGACTGTAGTTCTCTTATTAAGTTCGGACATGTATTAAATATCTGTAACTTAGGTCTACCATTCTCTCTAATCTTTAAATACTCGTGTATTTGTATTTTACCTTGTATTCTATTCTTATCAGCTCGTCTTAACTTATGACCAGCTCTAACTAAACTTTCTCCTACAGTTGGACCAGTCGTTCCTGTTCTTGCCCAAGCTGCAGTATCTAAGACACCATTTACCGAAAATGGGTCTTCTGTCTCCATATCTGTTATTATAGCACCTAATTCTTCACCTGTCAAGCCTTTTTTGTATAATTCTCTATAAATTATTAAAGTATTGTCATTTATATCCATTATTCCCCATAAACAACAGCTTTCTGCAGCATATCCATAGTCAACTGCTTTGACTCTTTCCCAGTGTACAGGTAGTTCAAATGGTGTAATAATATGTTTATCAGGACTAAATTCTACAAATGCAGCTCCTTCAGCCACATCCCAGTTACCTTCAAGTAGTTGTCTACGTTGTATAGGTGGTAGTGATTTAAGCATTTGCTCATAGATACCATCTTCTGCAAGGTATGGGTTATCAGCTAACTTAGCAGGAATAAACTTACGTGTTAATCCATCTTTACCTAAAAATGATTTGTTTGATTCACTAGGTTCAATATATCTTTTCTTTACCCACTGAGAACCTACACCTCCGGGGTTAGCAGTACAGCGTAAGTAAGTTTGTATTTCTTTGTCTGTTGTTCTAAGACGTGAAGCAAGATAGTTCCAACTAAACTCTGTAGGTAGATGGGTTATTTCATCAAAGCCTATCCAACTATATGCTTGTCCTTGATAACGGTATACGTCTGCATCTCTCTCAAGGAATCCAAACTCAACCTTTGCACCGCTTGGAAAGTTCCAAAGCTTTTCTACTTCTCTGAACTTAGCACCGGGAAATGCTTGTGGATATAGTTCACGAGACTTATCAATCATCTCTCTTAGTTCAGGCATAGACCTTCTAAGTATCAATGCTCTGTGTGCAGACCTGTGTGCGTATCTTAATGGGTCAACAATCATGGCATATGATTTACCACCACCAGCAGCTCCACCATATAACACATCTTTCTCACCAGCAGCAAGGAAGTCTGTTTGTGGACCTTCGTTAGCGTGGAAGAATACATGATGATTATCAAGTACTTCTTTTACAGCTTTGGGTAAGGTGTTTAAATCACTTTCTGTAACAATACCTTCTTTAGTATTGTCAAGTTTTTGAATTGTTTCTTTTTGTTTTTTGAAAGAACTTTTAGCGTTGTTAAGCTTTTGTTCTAATTTTTGAATGTTTCTTTGTTTACGACTTATTGTAGCACGTGCAGACTTAATCGCTTTTTCAGTATCTGTTTTTGGTCTACCCGCTTTCTTACGAGGCGTACCATCTTTGTTCTTTACAAAATTGCCTTCGCTATCTTGCAAGTAAAGATGTGGGTTCAGTTCCCAATCTTTCGCTTCGTAATCCATACTTTTTATCTATGTGTTTTTTTAATCCCGGAGCAGACATTCGTCTGTCCGTCTTGTATTCTAACCAATCACATGCAGCTTGTAATGATATCTCTTCGTTGACTACCATGTTTTCTGCAATCTGTAAAGCTTCTAACTCTTCATCAATAGGTTTTAAAAAAGAACTAGACTCATCAACTAACTCATATCCAAATGGTATAGTAGAGGTAGCTCTTTTTATGTATCCTTCTTTCATCTATATTTAGCTGTTTTCTTTGCTATTGTTTTAGGTTGCTTAACGAACTGTCTACCACGCTTGGTTCCTTCTCGTTTTGCTTTTGTTGTTCTTGCGTATTCTTCTGAAGATAACGCTGCAATCGCTTTCTTCGGGAGATATCTTTCCCCCGTTTCCGAAGACGGTTTACCACTCTTGGTACCCCATTCTTCTTTTTCCCACTTTCTAAGACTTCTTTGACTTTCTTTTAGCGACATTCTTTTTCTTTGGTGTTAAACACTTTTTAAATAACTTAGCATATGCTTTGTTAAGTTTATCCATTATCTTAATCATAAATTCTTTAATCCTTTTCATTTTACTTATAGCCTCCCCCTTTGGCTTTGTATTCTTTTGCAAGGAGCTGGGCTTTTCGAGCAGACCATTGTCCGGCTTTACCACCTTTAGTACCGGCTTTAATCTTCTCGAAAAGTCTCTTACGCATAGTCGGTTTTGTATAATTACCGGCTTTATTCACGGTTGATTTAGCTTTCTTTTTTGTTGGCATCTTTACCTCCTTTATTAAAAATTAAATCCCAGTTGTCTCTATACTGTTTAGAATGTATATTAACTCTAGGTGCAGAACCTTTACCACCGTCTGAAGGTTTGTAAAGTCTACCCTTATTCTTTTTACTAGACATAAGGACAGGTTTCTCGTTGCTACCTAGTTGTGGCATATAACTACCCTAGTCGGAACGACTACCATTTAACCTTGTCAGCCCAATAAGCTGCTGATAGTTTACCTTTGGCAATGTTCTTACCGTGTCTTGCTTTAAAAGACTTTCTCTTTGCTTTCATTCTAGCTGATTCACCTGCTTTAGGTTTCCCTGCAGTCTTAGCACCTTGTTCACCAAACCTAATCATTTTAATAGTGTCTCCTTCTTTTGCAAGAACTACGTGTGATTTAGTTGGATGTTTTGGAGTACGTTTAGGTTTGTTATAACCTGAAAAAGTTTCTCCTCTGTATGTAATGCTCATTAGTGTACCGCCTTAGTTTTAATGAACTAGTTTCTTTTCTAGTTCTACTTCGTGTTCTAGTTCTTGAATCTCTCCTAGAACTAACAACCCATATTGTATTGCTATTCTATTTGCTTGGGCAATTGTATCTGCTTTGATATATGGACCTATTGCAGCTCCATCTTCATTAACGTGTTCAGTTATCCAAAGCTTAGTCATTATTGACTACCTCATAGTTAGCATCCTCTGCTTCTATATCAATCGTATGTTTCTCTGGTAGTATAAAGATACCACCACTAACATTATGATTAACATCTAGCTTATCCGTCTTAACAACACCAGCCCTATCTAGTATCGTCTGTGCAGCTTGTAACTTATTGTTAGCTTGGGGAACAGGCTTATCAGATTTCATAATCTCTATAAGCTTGAATGCTGCTGTAGGGGCTTCCCTTGCAAGTACGTCACTGGCAATATCTACTACTTCGTTTTTAAGTGATTTTAATATTTGATAGTGATTGCCTGAATACCCTGCAAGTTCGGCTGACTTTTTGAAATCCCCACCAGTCTCTACAAGATTATTCAAGAATGATTCTTGCTTCTCTGTGAGGTTTCGTTTCTTTTCTGGTAAGTAGCTCATGATATTATTATAGACACTATTTACTAGTTTGTCAAGTCCTTTTAAAGTTTTTGTATTTATTTTAAATAAGACTTGACAAATTTGAAAAGTAAGTGTATAATAAAGTTGTAAACGTCCCCCGGTTACATATCTAAGATAGTCATACATCATGACTACATAGCCACCCTAACAAATCCCTATAGAGCCTTTTGAAGTTGATATAATATTGTTCTAAATCCTATATAAAACTTTGTAAAGTATAGGGGCTGGTTAACGTCTAAAATAAGTAGAAATGTATATGATTTATATATGTATACGGGCACCCGCCATGGCACTCTGCCCACCCATCACTGAAACTTATAAAACTTTATAAAAGCCATGAATGTCCCACGCTTACCACGTTTTCAAAGTATTTGCAAGTATTAAAGTATATAAAATCTATACATAATTTATCTTGACTTTATAAAGCTTTAAAAGTTTTTTTATCGCCATTTGTTAAACTTGTCAAGCTTTGCAAAGTTTTAGAATCTAGTTTATGAATGTGTAAAACTTTATAAAGTGTTATACATTTATAATATATTATAACTTTTTAATATGATACTAACTTTTAAAGCTCTATAAGACTTCGAACACTTCACTAATACCCTAACATCTCTTTTTCATTTAAATGCAATACAAGGCATTTAAGATGCTGTATGTTTATACAGTACTTTACTTCAAAAACTTTATAAAATCTATTGACTTTTAAATACTTCTATGTTAATTGGCTCATTGTATTAACATACTTTGCAAATCTTTACAAGTTATTTAATATATAAATTCTATATACTTTTATTTGAATTAGTGTTGACATTTATTTTTTATAGTGTTTTAATACATTCATAGCTTATTAGAATACTTCGAACAGCACTAACAACCATAGAGGAATTATTATGGCAATGGAAAAAGTAATTGAATTACACCCGCTAGGCGGAACTGTAGTTAAACTTAAACATGTTGAAGATGTTGAGCCTAAAAAACTCAGCAAGAATCAGCGTAAGAAATTATTAAAAGGTTATTATTCAAAAGAAAAACATGTTGCAATGTTAACGTCTATAATGAATGGTAAATATTACAATAGAAAAGCAAATAATAAAAAGGGCATTTTACCTAGTCAGATGGGAGCTATTAGAAAGTCAATTTATAAATTAAATCCAGAGACTTTAGCTCATATGATTAGAGAACAAGAAAAAAGAATAGCGATATAATCCCCATAACCTAGTCATGTTAAAAAACTGACTACATTTTTAAGAGAAAAAATTTAAAACTTTTTTTCTTAAAAGTGTTGACAACTTAAAAAAGTTGTGAGATACTTTACATATTGATTAATTAGGCATAGCCGAAAAATCAGAAACATTAAATAACATAGAGGTATTTTATTTATGATTAAAGAAATGAAAATCATTGTTAAATGTCCGGTTAGTAATGAAGATGTTGTTTTTAAATTAAAACAGCATTCTAATCATTATGATTGGTTTTTAATTGACACTAGATTAGCTAGTGGCTCTTCTGAAATATGGGGAGATGTTGGAGACGCTGTTAAAAATATTTTAACTTTATCTCCAAATAATTAATTTTTAATGCTGAGCAATCATTCAAAACTGCTCATTGGCTAGAATGCGAGTCTTTGTAAAATCCTTGAAAAAGAGGTTAAGAATGAATGAGAGATAAGAACTACACCACAGCTTTCACTAGCCATTTTTATTTTAATAACATAGAGGTATTTATGAATAAAGAATATTTTAATTTTACTTTCTTTTATACTGAAAAAGATGCTAAGATTCAATCTCATACAGTTGTAAGAGTTGAGACAGAACACGATGCAATCTTAGAATTTTTTAAAGTGATAAAAGAAAAAGATGTAATAGATTATTTTATCGTAGAAGATAATTATATTTAGGTTAAAGTCTCATTACCTATTTAAAATATGAGACACAACAACGAGGGCTATTATGTTAAGCATAAAAACTTTTGAAGATAGATACAACAATAACAAGAAGTTTCATCATGTTAATTTGATGGGGTTTAAGTTTAGAGTTGCAACTAATAAGAGAAGCAAAAGAAAATCTAATAAGGTTTTCTATTCTACAAGTAGAGGAATAGTATTCAATCTTTTACCTAGTAGATACCTTTGCTTAATAACTAAGTAAACTTGACAAGGCTATGCAAGTTGTGTAGCCTTGTTATTTTTAGAGGGCTAATATATGAAAATGATTTTAAAAAATAAAACTTATGATTCATGTCAAGATTTATTAGATAAAGAATACAAGGATAAACCAATAACTATTCTAACCAATGGAGAGAGAAACGCTAAGTTAGTAAAGGGTATAACTAAAAAAGCTGATGTAATGATACTTCACTTTTTACCCCACAACAGGGCTGATGTTCTCATGGATAGAAAAGTAAAAAGGACAATGTGTCCCTTTGCAATTATGGCTCAATGCCACGAAGCATGTTTAAATACTGCTGGTCGTGGTGGCATAATCAAAAAGGGAGAGACAACTAACACGATAGAGATAGCAAGGTTGAGAAGGACTCTACTATTCTTAGATGAGAGAGAAAAGTTCTTAACACAACTACACAAAGAAATAACAGCCTTTGTGATTAGATGTAAAAAGAATGACAAGAAACCATGTGTAAGGCTCAATGGCACGAGTGATATACAATGGGAGTATGAACTACACGAGGGTAAGAATATGTTTGAGCATTTTCCAGAAGTGCAGTTTTATGATTATACAAAGATACCCACGAGAAAGGTTGACAATATACCCAACTATCATTTAACATGGAGTTATAGCGAAGCGAATGAGAAATACGCTAAACTATTTGACAAAGTACCGAACAACAAAGCAGTAGTATTTAGAGATAAAGACCTACCCAAAATGTTTAGAGGACTTAAAGTAATAGATGGAGATAAGACAGACATGAGATTCCTAGATGAGTCAAATATTGTAGTAGGACTAAAGGCAAAGGGCAAAGCTAGAAAAGATTATACAGGCTTTGTGATTGATGCAGTACAATTGGTATAAAAACCACTTATAATGAGGAGATATAATGACAAACAAAATAAATGACGAGACATTAGAGAGACTATATGAAGATGTAGTTGCTGATGATGAGGCAGGTTTGATTGATGATGTTATAAATAATGTAGCATACTTGAATGGACTAGATGCCGATGATGATAGAGACGAAATTCTAC